TCACGCAGCCTTGAATCGCTTCGTCGCTGCCCTGTGCTCGTTCAGCATCTCGATCGCTGCGTCGAGTTTCTGCTCGATCACGCTGGCCAGCGCGGCGACGGACTTTTCCGCATCGCTCTCGGCGCCCTGGTGCGCCATGAGAAGCATGCCGTTCAGATTACGAGCCTCGCTGATGAGGTCGCTCGCATCGAGGATGTCGCTCATGCCGCCATCTCCTTCGCGCCCACGATCATGTTCTCGAACAGCTTCCGGTCGAGGTTGTCCCGCATGTTGCCGAGCGCGTGCTCGCCGTACCCGTCCGGGTCCGTAAGGAATTCGAGCTGCGCGATGAGACCTTCCATGGTCGTGGGCGGCGTCGTGCAGAGGAGTTCCTCGAAGCGGAATTCCTCGTTCCAATGATGCTTCGCTTCGGCGCTGTCCTCATCGTACCGCGACCACGCTTCCCGGTGCTCCTTCCAGAGGCGGAAGTACTCCACGATCGGATCCTGCGTTTGTCCCTCGGTCGCCACGGCCTGCCCGGCGGCCAGGGCGGGAATTCCGGCCAGCACGACGCGGCGCGTTGGCAGGTTCTTCTTCGTCATTGCATCTTCCCCAAAGACTGTGTTTGATAGGTTTGCTATCAACCGAAAGCAGTCGCCGGTGTCAATAGAAAAAATATCAGTCCGTCAGGTGAAGGCGGCGCGCAGCTTGCTCGGGTGGTCGCAACGCGACCTCGCCGGAAAGTCGGGAATTTCCTATCCGACCATTGCGCGCCTGGAGTCGCAGGACGGGCCGCTCGGCGGCCGGAACGGGACCGCCGACGCGATCCGGACTGCCTTGGAAGGGGCAGGAGTGGAGTTCCTCGACGCCGGGCCGGAGGGAGGCCCCGGCGTTCGGTTGAAGCGAGACACAGAGTGACTGGTTGTGCCGCGCCTCTCGCCGATCCTATTGTCCGGCACATCAGCTTTTGAGAGGTAGCGATGTTCGAGATCGGGAAGAAGTACGAGTTCTGCGTCCTCACGGCCACTGAGGATGGATTGTCGGAGACGCTCAGCCGATGGACAGTAGTGGACGTCGAAGGCACGCTGTTGCACCTGCACGTTCCGGCCGACACTGACAGTCCTTTCGCAAAGCTCTCTGGACCCAGCGAAGAGAGGAACATGGTGCTCAACACCGCATCCTCATTCTTTCACAGCGCGACGCTGGTCGACTGATCTCTCACCCGAACACGGCATCGAACCCCGCCGCGGTCAGGTCCTGTGGCGGGGCTTCCTTCCGTCCCGTGGCATGATCCAGCCATATGCGATCCATGGCGCAGAGGATCCCCACATGGCGCGGCTCCAGCGGCACTCGCATCAGACGACAATAGGCGTCGACCTCGGCGTAGGTGATCGGCTCCGGCCCCTCGGCGGTCCGCTTCCGGGTCCGGGACAGAGCGACGAAGGCATTCCAGACGCTCTCCGAGCCTTCCGGCGGGCGGGGTGCGCGGCCCCTGAGGTTGTCCTCCAGAGCCGCGCAAATGAGCTTCTCCAGCCGGTGTGTCATCGCATCGTCCCCCGGTCGTGCATCGTGCTGCTCCAGGCGCCGTGACGGCGTCGGGATTCGGCCACAGCGGCGACACCTGACTGTTTCGCGGTGACGCGCATCGCGGCGGCGACCTGCCCGTTGTCGGTCAACACCAGGTCGCCACCTTCGACGACAACCCGAACCTCCTGCGCACGGCCTCCGGAGGCGGATTGCGAGAGGGCGCGTTGCGCCTGAGGGACGTTCAGCACGGCTCCAGAGCGGGACGGCACGAACACTTCGCTGTTCGGCGTCCCCTCGTTGACCAGGTACGGAACCCCGGCCTTCACAGGTCCACCGTCGGCCCGGGCGCCGCCGAGCAATCCGCCGAGCCACCCGAAGACCCCGCCACCGCCACCGCTGCCGATCATCCCGAGCAAGCCCTTCTGCATCTGAACCTTCGCGATCTCCATCAGGAGCTGTACCAGCGCGTCCTTCGCGCTCATGGAACCGTCGATGATGGAGCCGAAGAGGTCGGCCATCCGATCCCTCCCGCGCTCCGCGTTCATCTCCATCTGCTCGAGCGTGTTCGCCGCGTCCTCCGCGTTCTGGCCCGCCGTGGTGTAGGCGAGGGCGAGGTTGTCGATCTCGGCGCGCAGCTCGGGCGTGATCTCCCGCCCCTCCTGCTGTGCCGCGTGGAGAAGCTCGGCCTTCCTGCGGGCGAACTCGATGGCGTCCCCGTACTCCTGCCCGCTCTCGGCCACTGCCACGAGCGCCACGGCCTCCGCCTGAAGCGCCTGCGTCTGCTCGCGGATCGCCTCCACCTCGCGCTGATACTCGCCCACGTCTGCACTGCCGCCACCGCCGCCGCTGGCTCCGGTCGCCGGGATGTTCTCGTGGATCATCGGGGGCGCGGGTCGAGGTCGTGGGGAAGAGGCCGGAGCCTCGTCCGTCGCCGTCCTGTTGCGCCAGTCGCGAATGCTGCCGCCCATGCCGCGCGGGTCGCCACCGCGCCCACGGTTCACCGGATCGGAGGCCCCTCCACCAGGCAGGGCTTCCTTCACCGAACGGGCGATGGACAGAAGGCCGGAGAGAGAGGAGCCAAGACGCTCGACGGCCGAAATGGCCCCGCTGAACTCTACCCGGTCCACGTCCTCCAGCGCGTTGAAAGCGTCCACGGCCTGCGTCTGCACGTCGCCCATGCGCTCGGCGAACTCTTCGCCGGAGATGCTGCCGTCCTCGAACTGGTCGGAGAGGGTGCGCATTTCCTCGGCCGCTTGCGCAAGCTGTGCCGCAGCCTCGTCATAGCCCCATGCCCGCATGAGGTTGATGGCCTGCGTCAGCGTGTTCGCCGTGGCCCCGGCTTCCTCGCGCAGGCCCTGATATTCTCCTGCCAAGTGCCGCACGCTGTCGGCCTGGTCCTCGGCCAGTTCGCCCGCCTCCCGCAGCCGATCGTAAATCTCGTCGCCGAGGATGGCGCGGCCCGCTTCCTCGCTGCGGAAGATGTCGTCGAGCCGCTCCTCGATCACGTCGAAGGGAAGGTCGGCCAGGGAGACCGCCACCTGCTTTCCGAACTGGCCCACCCGCTCGGTGAGCGCCTGGAACTTGCGATCCAGCTCGTCGGCCTTCTCGATCATCTCCGAGTCCATCACGGCGCCCACGCGGTGCGCCTCCTGGATGGTGGCCTGTAGCCCCTGCCGTCCCTGCCCGAGAAGCTCGACGAACCGCTCGCCCGCGGTGCCGCCGAAAATCTCGTCGCTGATCCTGATCTGCGCGGCGCGGTCCATGTCCTGGAGCCGGTCGACGATTTCGAGGAGAAGCTCAGAAGGATCTTCCAGCCTGCGTTCGAGGTCGCGGGCCCCAAAGCCGAGACGGCGGAAGGCTTCCTCTGCCGGCCCCTTGCCGGTGGCGATGAACTCGTCGGCCCGGAGGTTCAGTTCCTTCAGGCCGTCGACCATGGAGTCGATGCCGATCCGGTTCTGCTGGGCGACGAACTTCCACTCCTGGAAGTCCTGGAGCGGCACACCCGCGCGCTTGGCCTCGTCGCCCACGGCCGCGATGCCCTTGACCACTTGCCCGAGGTTCGAGGTGACGGCGCTGAGCCCCACGGTGATGGCGCTGCCCGCCACCCCGGCGAGGAAGGTCTTTCCAAACGCCCCGATCTTCGTGCTCGCCGTGGCGAGCGATCGGTTGATGTTGGCCGTGGCGCGGTTCATGTCCCGCTCCATCGCCCGGGTGGCGGAGCCGGAGTTGCGCCGCAGGCTGTTATAGGAGCGCGTGCCCGTGCGCTCCGCCTTCTTCATCTGCTTCTCGAACTGATTGATCCGCGCCTCGAGCGAGACCAGCAAGCGTTCTTCGTCAGCCATTGGGGGCCTCCCTCATGCCAGGAAAAAGTCGTCTTCGAACCAGTCGGCACTGGTGATGAACTGCGTCTCGCCGGCTGCGCAGCGCGCCACCGCCATGGCCGTCGCCACGGCGCCGTCGATCTTGTTGCCGCTCTTGCCCTTGTGGAACGAGCGGTTGCCGGCCGCGTCCACGTGGAGCTGCACGTTGTCGAAGTTCCAGCGCAGTACCGGGTGGCCGCCGTGGTTGAAGCGTCGGGCGAGGATCGCGCGCTCCAGCTCCTTCACGGCTGGTGCCATCGTGACCCAGCCCTGTCGCATCTCCACGACGGGCAGGCCGTCCTCTTCGAGGTTCTGCATCATCACCCGGCCCATGTGCGGGTCGAACGCGGCCTCGCGGACATTGAAGCGGGCGAAGAGTTCGCGGATGTGCTCCTCGATGAAGCGGAAGTCGACGACGTTGCCGGGGGTCGGGATGATATATCCGTCCTCGGCCCACGACACGTAGTCGACGCCGTGCCGGTCGCCTCGGGCGCGCAAGTTGTCCTCCGGGCAGAAGAACCACGGGTGCACCTGGTAGCCGTCGTCGCCGTTTTCCCAGCACGCCACGACGCATGTCAGGTCTTCGTTCTTCGAGAGGTCCACGCCAAGCCAGCACGGCGCCTGCACCATCTCCAGCTCGTCGAGGTCCACCTCGTGCGCGCCCTTGTCATAGACGTGCATCTCGACGAAGGGCGACGTCGATTGATCCAGCCAGCGGTTCAGGTTGAATTGCAGGAAGCTGTCGCGCTCGAACGGGCTGTGCTCGGCCTTCCGCGCCTTATCCCGGAACCCCCCGATATCCGGATAGCCATGATCGAGGCCGGGATTAACCGCGCGCCAGACGGTCTCATCGGTCCAGTCGTCCTCGGGCTCCGCCATGAAGATGACAGGCAGGGTGGCCGGGTCTTCGATCTCGCCCTTCTGCACCTTCATCGCGTACTCGACGGTCTGCCAGGCGAGGTTCTCCTGTCCGCGTCCCGAGGTGCTCGCCACGATCATCAGCGTTCCCGGCACCTTCACCAGCGCGGAATCGAGGGCTTCCCATTGCGAGCGGCCTTTGCGGCCTTCCCACGCGTGCAGCTCGTCCGCGATGACGACGTCCGGCGTCTTGCCGTGCTGCGTCTTGCCGTCGGCGTGCAGGGCGACGTAGCGGGTCCGGTCGCGCTTGAAGGTGATGCGGCTCGTGTACTCCCGCACAGACAGATGCTTCCTGAGGCGGCTGTCGTTGTCGACAATGAGCGCCGTCTCGTTGAACAGCTCCATGGCCTGCTCGTGCGCGGATGCCGCCGACACGATCAGGCCGCCCGGCTTCTTCTCCGGCCCCACGAGGTGCAGGAGCGTCAGCGCGGAGGCGAGGGATGTCTTGCGGTTGCCGCGGGGCAAGAGGAGCACGACACGTCGCACGACGCGCGATCCGTCCTCGTTCCGAGGGCCGTAGACGCGCCGGACGATCTTCTCCTGCCACGGGTCGAGCTGGAAAGGATGTCCGGGCGCCGGGTTCTTCGGATGCTTGAGCTTCCGGAGCCACTGCACGGCGCGGTCGCCGTGGCCCATCGGATCGGCGATCTCGACGTCCTCGTGTATCCAGTCCGGGACCAGCATCAGGCCACCAAGTCGTCGTCGTCTTCGTCGTCGCGGATTGCCGGGCGCGACCGCGAAACTGGCGTGAGCCCGAGTTCGGCTGCAAGCAGGCGCGCGCGGGTCATCGCGTCGGCCTGGATACCGACGCCCGGGTGGCGCTTCAGGCCGGTCTCGGTCGAGATCACGCGGCCGTCGCGCTGGAGCATGCGCTCCATCTCCCGCACCGAGCCGATCGCGAGGCAGTAGTTCTCCAGGCTGCCGAGGTCGGCGTCTGTCAGGATCCGGCGCTCTGTCAGGATCGGCATCACGCGGTCCCATTCCGCCGCGGCGTCCTCGGGCATCCATTCCGGCGCCGGCAGGTCTGCCAGAGCGTCAGGGTCGGTTTTCATGTGCGGCTTCGTCCCGCGCATTACTCGTCTCCTATCGCGATGCAGCGCAGCTCCATGCCCTTGCGGCGTCCGATGGGGGTTACCTCGCGGATGTTGAAATCCGTGCCGTCGAAGCGCACGCGGTCGGCCGTCTTCACGCCGTCGAGGAAGCGGGTGCGAAACACGATGGCGGTTTCGGTCGTCGCGCGGGCATCCCGGATGAACTCCTCGGCCGTCTGCTCCACAACCTCGGCCCGGAGCGTGGCAAGGTCCGTCCAGGTCGGGACCGGCGTGCCGTACTCGTTCACCGCCGAGGCGTCGTACTGCTGAACCTTGATGACGTGGGTGAGCTTGCCTGCCCTCATGCCTGCACCTCCGCGATCAGCATCTCGACGGACACCACGCCGTGGCTGGTCTCGCCGTCAGGGTCGCGCATGACGCGGACACCGGAGGCGCGCAGGTCGGCGCAGTGATAGCCCGCGTCGAGGTTCATGCGCCCGGACATCACGGCGCGGCGGATGGCCCCACAGATACGCTTCACGCCCTCCAGAGAGGTCTCCTGCTTCCAGACGTGAATCGTGTGGTAGACGCGCGTATGGGTCCGCTGAAAACTCGTCCCCTCGTCCACGAGCTGCGTCTCGCCCAGGATGATCGAGGGCGACGGTGCGGGCCGCTGATTGCGGTCGAGGATGGCGGTGGCCGGCACAAGGGCCGTCACCTCGGGAGAGGCGATGAGGCGGTTCCTGAGGGCCTTCTGGGTGGCGAGGTCCATGCTCATTTGCCGGTCCCCCAGTTCTCTTTGACCGCCTTGGAGATGGCACGCTTGATGCGGTTCTCGGCGCGCTTCTTGCTCATCCGGAAAGCGGGCCAGAAGAAGGGCCGCGCGGTGCTGTTCTTCGTGCCGTACTCGACGAGGTGCGCGTAACGCACGTCGGTGTTGCCTGCGGTGATCACCACCTCGTTCGGCCCCGCCACCTGCGAGCCGCCGGGCTGCGAATAGGGCGGTGTGGAATCGCCGGGGGCGGTGACTTGGATGCTACCCATGAGGTCGCCCGTCACCTCGGGCGCGAGCCCCTCCATCGTCTCCGCGATCTCGTACCCGCTCTGCATCAGGGCAGGCTTGACCGCCTTGCGGACCTCTTTGGGGATCCTGCTCATGCGGTACTGGAAGTTCTTGAGGCCACCATCACGAGACATCAGAAGGTGAACCCCCGGTACTCGTTGACGATCTCGCGGACGTTGAATGGCACCTCGTTCGCGGTGGCTCCTACGACCGCCGCCTCGCGCTGTTCGTACCACCACGCGGCAAGCTGGCTCACGGCCTCGATCAGCGCGGGAGGAACCGGATCCTGATCCACACCGCCGAATGTCTCCTCGATCTTGAAACCGAGGAGGCGCTCGATGTGGCTCTGCGCGGCGTCGATCTTGCGCGTGAGGAGCTGGTCGTCGGCCGATCCGATATCATCGGTGAACGCCAGTTGCTCCTTCACCTCGCTGAGAAGAACGATTGCCATCGGTTACCTCCTATGCCGCCGCAACGCGGACGAGCGGTGAGTTCAGCACCAGGGCCGCGCGCATCTTGATGACGTTGCTGGCGCTCTCCAGGTCTTCAGCGAACTCGGTCACGAGCCCCAGCCAAAGCCGCTGGCTCGGCGTGCCCCCCGCCTGTGCATCCGGCAGGTCGAGGCGGAAGGCGTAGGCATCGGTGCTCTTCGCGGCTGCCCAAAGGCGCTGTTGCCCCGCGTCGGAGGGATCGGCCCCGAGGATGATCTCCATCACCTGGCTTCGCATGACGCTCTTCATCGTTTCCGCCATGCCGCCGCCCGTCTGGAGCGAGGTCACATCCATCGTCTCCCAACTGACGCCGACGGAGCCGATGCCTTCCACGTTGCCGATTTCGGCCCAGCTCTCGCCGGTCACGTCGGCAGCGGAGAAGGCGTGCCCTTGGCTACCGCTCCTCTCCTGCCCGATGAACAGGCGACTGCCGCCGACGGCCATCAGCATGGCTTACACGCCCGCCGCAGCGTCGACGCGGGTGATCTTGGAATCCACCAGCAGCGAGACGTTCAGCTTCATCACGCTGTTCGCGGTGTCGAGTGCCTCCGAGGCGCTGCCGACTTTCGCGATGAAGTACCGCTCGGAGGGGGTGCCGCCGTCGGGCGCGTCGTTGAATACGACCTTGAAGGCGTAATCGTGGATCTCCTTCTCGGCCGCGATCAGGGCGGCTTGCCCCGCGTCCGAGTAATCCTGCCCCATGACCACCTCGAGCGTGCCGGCGTTGCGGGCGCCCTTCACCTTGCGGGTGCGGGCATCGCTGATCGACGTGAAGGTGATCTCTTCGGCGGTGTCACCGAAGGAGCCGAGGCTCTCGACTTCCTTGATCTCGGTCCAGGTCAGCGCGCCGTAGGTGGTGGCATCTGCCGGTTCGGTGTTCTGCGCGGAGTCGCTGATATAGAGCTTCGCGCCGTTCGTGGCGAAAATCATGGGTAACCTCGTGGGTTGCGGCGCTCTTCAGACTGCTTCGCGCCGGAGTGACAGGGGGTGCAGAGCGACTGCCAATTGCTCTTGTCCCAGAAGAGGGCGGTGTCGCCCTTGTGCGGGGTGACGTGGTCCACAACCGTGGCGGGGTTGCCGCAGCGACGGCACCGGGGGTGCTTCGCGAGGAAGGCGGTGCGCGCCTTGTCCCACGTCCCGGTGTAGCCGCGTTGGCTGGAGTTCGGGCGGGTGCGGTCGAAGCGAGCCTTCCGCGCCTGGTCCGCTTTCCGTTCGCACGGGCAACGGATCGACGCCGCGACACGATGGCCGCAGGCGCAGAGGCGCGGAGGCTTCACCGGCATCAGGCGACCGGGCGCTCGTGCGCGTTGCCCTTCACCAGGACGACGCCCGCCGCGATGGACGTGCCGCCGTTCTTGGTGATGACGGTGCGCAGGTAACGCTTGTGCCCGACGTACCCGACCTTGACGACGGAGTCGGCCGCAAGGCTCGCCGGGAACTCGCCCACGAGGTGTTCGGCCGCGACATCGGTGAAGTCGCCCGAGGTCGGGGTGTCGCTCTCCTGGAGCTTGGCCGTGAAGTCGCCCGAGGAAACGATGGCCCCCGTGTTGACGACCACCGCAGCCGACTCGAAGCCCTGCAGGTCGAGCGCCGCCGAGGTGTTGGTTGCGGAGAGGACCGCAGACGCGACGGCCTGCACGGTCCCGATGTTGTTCGCGAGGTCACGCATGGGTCTGTTCCCTTAGCTCGTGGACATCTTGAGTTTGCGGAAGCGCGCGGCCTGGAGGACGCGGCCACCGACGCGGCGGGTGGCGTGGATGCGGGTCAGGCCCTTCGTCGCGAGGATGTACGGGTTGACCAGGATCGACATCGAAAGCCGGTCGACGATCCGGTACGCCGAGAAGTCGCCGTAGAGGATCGGGAAGGCCCCGCTGGCGATGTCCGGCATGTCCACCGCTTCCACCACGGGACGGCCGAGGATGGTCTCGGGCTGGCCCGCCTGGAACGAGGGTTGCCACAGGTGGCGTCCGTCGGCGTCCTTGAGGGTGCGGATCACGCCGAGGGTCGTGCCGTTCATCATCCACGTCCCGGAGTTCCGGTAGGTGGCCGGCATCGCGTACATGAGCTTGATGAGCTGGTCCGGATCGATGTTCGAGGTCGAGCCGTTCACCGTGTGGGCGATGTCGGCGTGGGTCATCAGGCCCTCGGGCTGCTTGACGCCGTCACCGTTGACGAAGGCTTCGCCCTCCTTCTTGCCGAAGTCCTCGGCCAGGGCGAGGCGAACCTCCTGCTCTGCGGTGCCGCCGCTGTCGGCCAGAAGCTCGTTCGAGATGTCGACGTAGGTCATCAGCTTGCGCGCCGTGACTTCCGCTTGCCCGAAGGTCGTGGTGCTCTCTTCGGCCTCCTCGCCTTCGCCTTCCCACTGCGCATTCGTGATGCCGGTGCGGCGGGGATACTTGATTGAGGCGGAGGTGATGTTGCGGACGCTGGCAACCGAACGGATCGGCGAATACTCGACGAGGTCGCGGATGAACTCCGAAGACATCTCGGCCGGGGCGAGGTAGCCGCCCTGCTCGTCATTCGAGACGGTCAGCGACTTGAGCTCTTCCTCAGGGGCACCGCCGCCGCGCCGCAGGTAGGTGGCGAACGCCTTGCGCTCCAGCGCCTTCTGTTCGTCCTCGTCGGCCGAGGTGTTGCCGGTGCCGGGGCGGTTCGCCTTTGCCTCGAGCTTGTCGATCCGCTCGTCCAGTTTCGTCGTGTCGGCTTTCTTCTCGATCTCATCGAGGCGGTCGTTGACGGTTTTCGTCAGGTCGGCCACAGCCTTCGTGACGATGTCCGTGGGATCGTCCTCGCCGCCGTCCTTCAGCGTGAGGGCCGTGCTGCCGAGCAGCTCTCGGGTCTTCAGGTGTCGCATGTCGTTACCTCTTTGCGAGCTGCGCCGTGGCGCGTTGAAGGGATGCGGCGAGGCTGAGCGCCCGAACCGCAGACTTCGCGGAAGTCACTCGTGCGCCGGGGTGCATCGGCAGGGTCACGAGCGATGCCTCCAGGAGTTCGAGCGACTTGATGGTGCGGCCCCCGCCCGGACGCGCTGCGGCCTTCCGGGTGATGAAGCCGATGGAGATGCCGCGAACGGCACCGGAGCGGACGAGGGCGCGAACCTCGCGCGCCCGTGCCACTTCCTCGGTGAGGAGCTTGCCGGTCAGGTGCAGGCCGTCGGCCTTCTCCTCCGCCGTGTCCCACGTTCCGATGGGGTCGTTCTGGTCGTGACCGAAGAGCATCGGCAGGGGCACTTGAGCGGCCTTGAACGCACCCGGTTCGATCCAGTCGCCGATCCGGTCACCGCTGCCGAACTTCCACGCGATGCCGGACACCGCGCCGTCGTCCTCGGCCATGATCTTCGTTTCGAGGAACAGGCGATCCATCAGCGATCTCCCCGGAAGGCGGCACGGTCGGACGCGAAGGCATCAACCTGCGCCTGCACCCACTGCGCCGAGGAGAGGACGCGGATCACGTTCTTCTGCGAGAAGGGCACGGGCTCGCCGTCCTCCTCGATGTCCCAGCCCAGCACGCAAGCCGCGAGGCAGGCGATGCGGAGCTTCTCCCTGTCGACCGCAGTGACGCGCCCGTCGGCGTCGGCCATCTCTGCCATGTCGTCGGCCAGCTTGAGCCGTGCACGGTGTTGTGTGGCGCTGTCCGGGCCTGCCACGCGGAAGGTGATGCCGGTGGGCTTGCCGGTCACCGGATCGAGGAGGTCGAAGTCCCGCCCCCGGTCCTGGTCCTGCACATCGGCGAGAATGTCATTCAGTTGCATCGTCGGACTCCTGCGGATCGGCCGGCGCGTCGGTCGTGATGTTCGGGTTGGTGAATTCGTCCCCGCCCTCGTACGGCTGGAGGCCCAGCCATTGACGGCCCTCGTTGGGGTTGATCGTGCGGGACGAGATGAGGCTGTTGATGACGGTCGCGCGGGTGTTCAGGTCGGCCCGCGTGAGGTCGTCGCGATCGAAGCGGATCACCCGGCCGTCGCGCTCGTCGGGCAGGAACAGGCCCCGCCGGAATGCCGCCTCCAGCGCCCGGAGCCACGGCTCAAGGCAGTAGATCAGGAACTCGCGCCCCATCTGCTCGGTGTTCGACCACGTCGCGCGGTCCAGCTCGAAGAGCATCGATGGGGGCACGCGGAAGGCGCGGGCGATTTCGAGGATCTCGAACTTCCGGTTTTCGAGGAACTGCGCATCCGTCGAGGCGAGCTGGAAGCTCTCGAACTCGGCGCCATCGAAGAGGATCGCCGTGCGTCCGCCGCTGTCGTTGCCTTCGTGGGTCAGGCGCCACGCCTCGCGGGCCTTCTTCACGCTCTCTTCGCCCATGCCTTTCGGGAACTTCAGGGCGCCCGAGGGGCGGGCACCACGGCCGAAGAGACGGGCCGCGTGACGCTCCAGCACATGCGCCACGCCGATGGCTTCCCGGGCCAGCGTCATCGGCGCGCGGCCGAACGGGCTGCGGAGATGGATGATGTTCGAGGCCGGGACCGGCTGCGAGTTGATCGTGTACTTCGGTTCGCGGGTGGCGAGGTCATACTCGACCGCGATCACGCCGCGCGCGTAGTGGATGATCTCCACCGGCCGGCCGTCCACGCGGTTCACCCAGGCCAGCCCGCCCACGTCGGAGATGAGGGCATCGATGACGAGGTCGCGGATCAACTCATAGCCGGAGGTCCATTCGTTCGCCTGGTCGCGCAGGAGCGGCAGGATGGGATCGTCGGGAAGGTCGGTTTCCGTCCGTCCCTCCTTCTCCTTCACCATCACGTCGAGGCTCGCCGCGGCTTCCGAGATGACGCGGATCGCCGAGGCGACGGCGGGCACGCGGAGCGCGGCGTCCACGCTCAGGGTCACGCCCGAATAGTTCGTCGCGCCGACGCCGAAGATCTCGTTGAGCCAGTCCGACGGCGAGGTCAGCGACTTCGCTTCGGTCTTCGGGGCGCGGTTGAAGGGCCAGAGGTTCATGCATCCAGCTTCTCCGGCGGCGCGCGGTCCCGGCAGATGGCCAGATCTGGCTAAACCTCGTATACCGTGGGAAACCCACGGATCGAAAAAATCCTATTTCGTCCGAATGTTACGCGCGCCTCCCCGCGCCGGTCCCCGAGGAGGCACGAAAGTTCAGGACCACCCCCCGGTGGGCTCCTGCTCGGCGAGGAACTTCGCACCGGACACCATCTGGTCGGCGGTGCGGGTGAAGAGGTCCAGGCTCATCGTGAAGTGACGCACTTCGTCGCCCTGGTAGAACGAGAGAAGCACGGTGTTCGGGTCGCCGTCGGCGTGACGTATCCGCACATCGTCCACCGGCATCGCGTGTACTGTCTCTTCTGCCATGATCTCATGCCTCCTCAATTTCAGCCTTCGTACGGTACGCCGGCAGCGTCCGTCCGGTGAACCCCTCGTAGAGCACCGATGCGCGTTCGGTGATCGCCTTCCGGAGCCGCTCGTCCTGCACTGACACGTGCGCCTTGTGACCGCTCTTCGTCTTGCCCTGCGGACCATGAGCGATGACGCGGCCATCTGCCCTCTCGACCAGGACACATCCGCCGATCCGCATCCCTGCGATCTGCATGTCGAAGGTGGCGAGCAGTCGGTTGCCCGCCGGGCTCGGCTCGGCGTCGATCACGGCGAGCTTGGCGATCTGGAAGTGCTGATGATGCATTGGTCGGTCTCCTATCTCTGCCTTAGCCAAGCGTTCAGTTCGGACCGCACCGCGAAGTAGCGGCCGGCCGGTTTATAGATCGGCACGTCCGCACGACGCGCCCAGCGACGCGCGGTATCGATGGACACGCCGAGCGCCCGGGCGATTTCTTCGAGGCCCCAGAGCTTCTCCGGGCCAGAGGCGATGGCGTCGAAGCGCCAGCGATCGAGAGGGGGATGGTGACTGCTCAAGGTTCTTTTCCCTTCTCCTTTGTTTCCAGCGGCACACCGGCACACCCCTATAGGGGTGTGTGCCGTTTGTGCCGGCACAGCAGCGGCACATGTGCCGGCACTGTGCCGTCTGTGCCGCCCCATCATTCGAGGTCTCCGTTCGTCCCGATGAACCGGTAGACGTCATCGAGGACCGACAGTTCTCCGGCCTCGACGAGCGATTGTCGTGCCCGCTGGAACGCGACCTTCTTGGCATGCGCCGTGTCGGCCGTGTGGGCGGCGTAGAAGTGCGGTCGCCAGTCCTCGACGGACACGGCACGGTCGAAGCCCTCGCACTCCTGCGCGGCCTGGAAGAACGTCTTGAGCCCGAGCCGCTGGGCCGGGGATAGCTTGCGCCGCTGGGAAGGCCCCTGCCTATCGGTTTCGTCCAGCGCGACGGAGGAGATGACCTCGCCGTGAGTCGTGACGCCGATATCCACCTGCTTCATCTCGAAGCTCAGGGGCGGAGGCGGGGCGACGTCTTTCATCTTCGTCGGGGAAAGCAGCATGCGGTCCCCGTCGAGCTCGACGCGGTACTCGGCGTCGAGCGCCGCCCGCAAGGTGGAGTTGCCTCTGGCCCGTCCCTTGTCCGAGTGCCCGGTGTGGTGGACGATGAGTGCCGCGGCGTCATACCGGTCCTTGAGCCTGTCCACCGCAGCCACGAAGCTGCGCATGTCGGCCGTGGCATTCTCGTCACCCGGGCCGAAGTTCCGCGACAGGGTGTCGATCACGATCAGGCCCGGTCGCCCGACGGTCGCGGCGATCTGGTCCACGGCGGCCGTGACGGCCCTTGCGGCATTCGCGTCCAGCAGTTCGGCGGCGACCTTCGAGAAGTAGAGAGGGGCCTCGCCGAGGTTCAGCCCCCTGTGCCGCTCCCACGCCACCGTGCGCCGCTTCAGGCCGTTGTTGCCCTCACCCGCGATGTAGATGACGGGCGCCTGCTTCGTCTCTCGCCCGTGGAACGGCACGCCAGCGGCGATGCAACTCGCCATGTCGATCGCGAGGAAGCTCTTGCCGCAGCCCGGATCCCCGAACATGAGCGCCATGCTGGAGGTTTCCAGCAGCCCGTCGATCGAGAAGCTCGGCTCCTGGAAAACGAGATCCGAGACGCGCACGAGCTGGAAGCCGGACTTCGCGGGCTTCTCTTCCTCGGCCGGCGGTTCTATGACCTCCTCCGTGCCGTCGGAGAGGCCGAACACATCGCGCAGCCAGCCCCAGGCCATCTCGAGACAGTCGTGGCTCGGGTACGGTGAGAAGCCCTCCTCGGGTTCCATGTCGACGATCCAGCCCATCGCGTGGCAGATGAGGTCGAGGGGCTCGAGATGGTCGTCCATACCCTCCGCCATCACCTCGCCTGCGGCGTCGAGCCTCACTCGATGCGACCATGGCCACGGCACCATTTCGACCTGCTCTCCGCCGATCGCCTTCGCCTCATCTTCCTCGTCGCGATAGATGAGCCGATCTGCGGGCCACGTGGCGTCAGCCTCCCAATATCCGCGCTCGTGCCGCGTGTTCGGCAAGTTCAGGGCAGGGAACCATTCGGCGATTGCTTCGGGCCGGCGGGCGAGGGCATTGCGCCAGGCGAGGAGTCGATTGCGCTCCTCGATGCGGATCACGACGGGATGATCCGCCGAGAATTCGTTTTTTTTAGGGATCATGTTCATCACGCGGTCCTCCCGCGTGGTGACATGCAGAAGAGATATCGGGTAGCCTTGGGGAGCGAGCAGTACGCCGCGGCGGAGGTTTGGCGATCATCCTCCGGGGCGCCCCTGGTCGACGCGGCAACGTCTTCCAGGGGGCTCGTATTTTCCGGCATCAGGCGGCGGCAGAAACCTTGACCTGCGCCTCTTCCCACGCCTCGAGGTCACGCAGACGCCAGTAGTTTTTTCCTTTGATCTGGAACGGCGACGGGAATCCGAGGTCAGGGTCTCGCGCCCAACGCCAAAGGGTAACTTGGGACTTGCGGTAGCGCCTCTGCACGTCGGGTCCGGTCAGAAACTCCGTGGGTGCGGGCTTGCCGGCCTGTGGGCGGGGGTGTTCGTGTTGAGCAGTATGCATGGCATCCTCCGTTGTGGATGCCTTCCAAATTTCATACGGATTTACAGTCAGTCAAACGAATGCGCCCCTGTGAAATACCGCATTATTCAGGGATGCGGAAATTCCCGCTGACTTCCCGATCCCAAGCGTCTGCCTCCTCTACGGCGGAACGGGAAATCCCGTACTTGCTCGCAATCTCTACCTTGGCCGACTCGCGCGGGCATCCTTCGGAGATCAGTCGGCGGTACTCGGCGACGATACAGAAGGCGATGAAGTCCCCCGGCTCGAACGGGACGGTCTTCGGGCGTCCTCGCGGCCGCCGCAGCTTGCCGCTAACGAAAGCGGCGAGCAGGTCCCGATCTTCTCTCTCGATCGGCTCATCTGAAAGCAGGAGCCTGGCCAGCATCTCGCCTTCGATTTCGGGATCTGCACCCTTGCGTGGAGTGAAGGCGCGCGCGGCCCGGAGTATGGCGCCCCTCCACGTCATGCCCGGAGCGCCTCGAATGGGACCACGTTCGCGTTCGATGGTCTGCCGCACAGGAAGTCGTACCACGCGGACATCATCCGGCGACGACGTTCGACCATGTCTCCGCGGTCATAGGCCTGCTGCACCTTGTTCCCGACCTTGTGCCAGAGCGCGACCTCGGCCATGTCGCCGGGAAACTCCGTGCGCTCGGTGACCCATGTGCGGAAGGTGGAACGGAATCCGTGGGGCACGGCAGGCTGACCGGTCGCCGCATCTGCGAAGCCGTTCCCGCCTTGCTCCTTGTCCGCGGCCGCGATGACCTTCATGTGCTTGCCGAGTGTCGCATCGGACAGAGCCGTTCCGCGCGAGGACCAGAAGACGAAAGGGCATCCCGCGAGCCGCGGCAGAGCTTGCAGGAGTGCAATCATTTCGTCCGTCAGCGGGATGCGCTTCGGCTGTTCACCCGGCTTGATCTTGGCGGCCTTGCGTCCCGGCTGGATCGTCCACAGCCGTGTCTCGAAATCAAATTCATCCCACGTCGCGAAGCGCACCGCACCGGAGCGTGTGGCGGTCATGGCTTGGAATTCGACAGCCCGGCCGCCGATGCCTTCTCGCGCGCGGAGGGCACCGAAGCACCGTGCCGTGTCCTTGAGCTGCACGGCCGGGTAGTGCCTTTCCTGCGAGACCTGCGACGGCCGGCCGAGGAGCATGTTGAGGTTGTCATCCCAACGGGCCGGATTTTCGCCCTCGCGGTATTCTCGCACCTTGGCGAACGAAAGCACCTTCTCGATCCTCTGCCGAACCTTAACGGCGGTGACGGTCTTCGTGCTCCAGATGGGTCGAAGTACGCGCAGGACATCGTCAACCTGGACATCGGAAACCAGCATCGAGCCGATGACCGGCGTGACGTGGTTGGCCATCATGCGCCGCCATGCGATCCGCTGCGCGTCGGAGGAGAGTTCCACCAGCTTCTCGACGGCGTATTCCTCCATTGCCTGCTGGAACGTGACGCCGCGCCGTGCGGCGCGCATGAGGGCGGCATGGGCCTCCTTGCGCTCCTGAACGGGGTCTACGCCCTGCCTGAGCTTTTCCTTCATCTCCCGTGCCCGGTCGCGCGCCGGTCCGGGGAGGATTTCGGGGTAGGGGCCGAGCCCGATCTCCCGCTTTTTCCGCCCTCGATCGATCACGCGCCCGTTGCTATCCTTCCGCTCCATCCAGTCGCCGAAACGCCCGCGGAGGATCCAGGATTTCGCGCCGCTCGGCTGGATCTGGATATGCAGCCCGGCCACGCCGCCGACCGCGATTTTTACGGGACGCTCTCCGCCCGGATGTCTGAGCCCCTTGATCTGTCCCGGTGTGAGTTCCCGCGCCCGCTTCGGCAT